ATCGACCTGGCTGCTATAGCGGTTGGCGAGCTGCACACACGCGGCAATGGCCGCCTGCAGCACGTTGCCGCCGGTGAGGCTCAGCAGATAGGCAATTTCCTCGTCGCTGAGCTGCGGCGTCGTCTCGGTCGTGTCGCCGATCCAGAAGCGCACCGCGTCGCCGGGACTGGAAGCGGGGTCACCGGTGTAACTCCACAAGAGATGTGTCGCCTTTCCTGTTATACTTTTGGTGGTCTGGTAGTGCCTAGCTAGCCTCGCAAGTCTGTTATGCCTTACTCATAACGGAGCCAGACCATAGAGAGATTGACCAAGTAAGGAGGTCATCATGCCACAGATCGTCAAATATTGTCTCGTTTGTTCGAGTCCTTTTTCTATTCGCCCGTCTCACGCACACAAAAGACACCATTGCTCAAGGGCATGTTTTCATAAAGCACGGTTGCTCCGTCCTTTTAATCCTGATCGCCTGTGGGACAAAATCTTGCAAGGAACCCCAGAGAGTTGCTGGCCATGGACAGGGAGCCGAAACCACAAAGGCTATGGGCAAATAAGCTTTCACAGGACGCCACGCGCTGCTTCCCGTGTTGTATGGCAGGTCGTGTATGGTGACATCCCTGAGAACATGCAAGTCTTGCACCGTTGTGATAATCCTCCATGCTGTAACCCTGCTCATCTCTTCCTTGGTTCACCAAAAGACAACACACAAGATATGATGCGCAAAGAACGGTATGGCGCAAAAGTAAAACCTGAGCGTGTTCCTCGCCAGCATCGACATGGCTCCCATACCAAGCCAGAACAGTTCTTTCGACGCCTCACGAGTGTGCAGCAACACGAAATCATCACTCTCTATGCCACGGGGCATTACACCTACGCTCAACTTGCATTGCAATACGATGTCAGCATAGGACGGATTGCTCGTCTTGTCCGTCGGTCTGCTAAGAACACCTGAATCAGGTCATCGACTGAGATCCAGGGGCGCTTCCTGCTCGAGGCGCCGTTGCTCAGCATCGCCGGTGGTATCGACGTAGCCATACAGGCCCATGCCCGCCTCGCTATAGGTCAGCTCGCCTTCGCGCCGTGTCAGCGCCCGCCCAAACTTCTCCAGATACCCGCCGTCGATGAACTTGCGCCCGGTCGCGCCGTGCTCGTGGTGCTTTTTAAACTTCGGCACCTCGTCCACGTACCGAAAGCGCACCAGCAGCGCATCATTGGCATAGCCCCCCAGCTCGAAGATTTCGCCTTCCGCAATGTCCCGCCCGGCATAACCAAACGGCCGCCTGGCCCAGACCTTTTTGCCCTTGAGGTCGTCGGACACGTCGCACGCTCCTATTGCACGGCACTGGCCATGAACAGGCCGGCACGCGGCACGGTGACGCGCTGATCGTAGTACGTGTTGCCCTCGATGATGTCAATCTCGCGCTCCTCGTCGCGCATCCGCTTCACGTACTGGAGGGCATTCGGCACCCGCTGCCAGACGAAGGTGTACATGGCCGCCGGGGTAAACAGGCTCGGCGTCTCGGGCACATACAGCAGTAAGGCATTCTTGCCCCACAGGCGACTATAGACGACACTGGCTTCTGCCGTGCCTTCCGGCGAGGTAGTGTGAATCGCCCGGCCGATCAGGATGCCATTCGAGGGCAGCCCAACCATGGCGGCAAAGGCGTTGACGTTGATCAACGCCGGGACGCTATTGGTCCCGCCATAGACGGTGCGCTCCAGCACCCGCGGGTGGTTCATAACCTGCATCCACACCTGCTTGCCGAGCACCAGCTTGTTGGGCTCGCGCCCAATGCGGGCTTCGACCTCGTCGATATAGGTGGTAATGGTCTGGATCGGATTCGAGTTTGCGTAGTCGCTGAACCAGACGAAATCGCCGCCCGTGGCTGCCCCGGTTTTATCGCCCGTCCACACGCCGGTGGTGAAATAGCGCGTCGCGAAGTTGGCCTCGCGGTTCATCTGAATCTTATCGGTGACGTAGAGCGTCGCGTCACGGTCGAGGTTATACGGCGAGTCGGTGTTGTCGCGGACCTCGTCGATCAGGTCGAAGCCCCACGAGTAGCGGTTGCACACGTAGGAGGTGTTGGAGAGCGTAAAGCCACCGCGCTGGCTTGGCGTGCCCGGCGCCCGCAAGGCCGCGAGGTTGCGAAACCAGTGGCTCTGGTCATAGGCCGGGATGAGATCGGAGCGCTTCATCACCGGCACAAGCGGCGCGATCGTATCGGCAATGTAGGCCGGGTTCTGATAGCCGATGGACAGGTTCGTGAGGAGGGCATCCACGTGCACGTCACGCGGTGAAGTCAGTTCCGCCACTTGGGTCCCCTTTCTTAGCCCGCCGCAGCGGTAAAGACGCCGGCCGGATAGCCCAGCGCCACTTCGATAATCACGCCAGCGGCCGCGGCCGCCGTCAGGGCGCGGCCAAGCGTCGCATAACTCGCCGTGGCCTTTTTCACCAGCACGCCGCCCGCGGCCGGCCCGACATAATCGCCCACCGCAATCGCGGTGCTCGAGCCATCGGCGATGGCATAGGAGCGCCCGACGTGCATCACCGCCGCCGCTTCGCCCTGTTTCGGCTTGTTCTGCAAGATGCCAATCGCGGCATCAGTCGCGGCATTGGCGACATTCACCGTATTGGCCGCGGTCAGCTCGACCGCGTACCACTGCTTGGTCGAGAGATCGGCGGCGGCAATAAAACTGTCTTCCCAGATGCTGATGGAGCCCATCGGCTAGTCCCTTTCTTCGCGTTGCACGCTGCGTCCGTGCGCCTGGTACAGATCCGGCCGCTCGGCAATGGCGCGTTCGAGCCCTTCCGCCTCGGTCTTCACCACCCCTTTGGCCACGTAGGAGCGTCCTAGGGCTTCAAGCTGCGCCAGGGGCGCCGCGCCTCCACTCGGCACGCCATCACGGCCCCACGTTCTGGTGAGCCCGGCCTGCCGTCCCAACTCGTCAGCGGCTTTGAACAGCGTGTCGAGCCGCTCTTGCACCGGCGGCGGCAGCGTCGCCAGGCCCTTGAAGACCTCCCAGTCGTCATCGGGATTCACCGGGAGGAACTTGAAGCTCCGCGCTTTGGCGATATACAGGACCTTTTCGCGCTCGGCCTTCTCCAGCGCCACCGCCTCTTCGGCCCGTTTGGCCCGGGCTTCTTGTTCCTCGAAGCGCTTGCGGAACGTGTCAGGGACGCCTTTCCAGAGGTCCTCAGGATCAGGCGGGGTTAGCTTTGTCACCTGCTCGGTGAGGGTGGCAATCTGTGTTTTAGCCTCATTGAGTTGCTTGATAACGGCCTCATGGGCGGCTTTGTCCACCGTGTCAGCCATCTCCTCCTCCTCTGGCGGCGCGCTCTTGTAGAGCAGCACGTGCGCTTCCTGGTTGGCGCCCTTCGGGACCAGGGCAATCTTGGTAATGTGGAGAGCCTTCAGCCGTGTCGCCACGCTACACCTCCTCCCGCACGCCACGACCTTCAAGACTGAACATCAGCAGCCCGCCCTCCTTCGCCTGCTGGTAGTCGGCATGGGCGGGCAGGTGATAGCCCACCCAGGCCCCGAGCGGCACGGTGCCGGCGGGAATACCCATCTTCTCCACCTTCTCCGGCGTAAACACCAGGGCTTCGACGAGGCGGCCACGCGTGGCCCCGGCGTGATCAAAATTGAGTTCGCCCGACTCACGCACATAGGCGTACATGGCGTCTTCGAGGTCCTCGATGGCGATCACATCGCCCTGCAGGTCGATGACCGGCGTGCCGTCTTTCGTCACCGCCACGCTTGCCCAGCCAAAGACGAGCTGGCGCGCATCGTCGGCTTTCGTAATGGGGATCTGCATGGTGGCCTGGGCCTTCTCGATCTCATGCCACATCTTGGTGTCGGGGTCCTGCCGGTAATGCTGTTTGATCTGTGCCCAGGCGGAGGCAAAGGCGCGTTCCGTGCTCATACCGCGCTCTTCCTGGCTGTTGACCACGTGCAGGAACATGCGCTGGGCTTTGGCAGGCAGGTGCGAGCGCACCGCCTCGGGGAGTTCGCTGACACTACGGTAGGGCATCGCTCACGCCTCCAGGATGGCAAACAG